CTTATGCATCTTATAACCTATGGGATGAAGATTTCCGTTCTTACAATGCTTCTTATGGTGTTGGTGATTATGGGATTTATACAAAGCCCGAAAAGAATATTGAGGAAGTCGTAGAGTCTAACCTCGATGATCTTGAATATATGGGTTTTACTCATGGGGTGACATTCGGTCAGGCTCTCGACTTTGTCGATGAATTTGGGCTTGATGGGTTTCTCGATGTGATTGATCAGGCTATTGATGGTCAGTTGCCTATGGATTACTTTAATCAAGTTATGACGGATTTCAAGGTGGCTCGTGAGGTGTTTCCGTATTTGGGTAAATATCAGGGGTTAGAAAATGCCATATAGGAAAATTGATTTCAAATATGATCTCGCCAGTTTGCACAATCGTCTGAATGGCTTGGATTATTCGGGCTATTGTGATGTCATGGCGGATTTCTTGAATCAGGCTCGTTTAGCGGGTTATCAAGAAAAGCGACTCCATGTCTTTTGGGCTAGGGTTCGTAAAAAGCTAGATAAAGCTTATGGATATAAAAAGCCCTTAAGTAATGACTGGGCTAATGTCAGGATGCGTATTTATCGTCAATATGGCTCAACTAGGCTATAAATAAAAATCGTCTCCTATCGGTTTTTAACCCCTCCGTAGAGGGGTTTTTTTTCGTCTATTGCTTGGTGAGTTCGTTGGCTCTGATCAGGGATCTTGCCAGTAGTTCTTTCGCTGATTGGCTGAGATCTGCATATTGTTGGTTATCCTCGAATACTTCAGCAAGTAAGTTGAGGGCGGTTTCTAGTTGTTGCTTGGTCAATGTTTCGATGGTAGTTCTCCAGTTGATTAAGGGATTATTCCCTAGTGATAAGACGATTGACTGTCCGAATACTTAGGGCAATTTATCGTCTTGATATAGAGACGATTCAAAAGCCCAAAAGTAAGGGCAATTTAAAAAATAAAGTGATGCCGGGGAGTCGGGCCAGGTTTCTGCTGCTACTCGTCATCTGGTCGAATTAGTCTGAAAATCCTCGATTGGGTGGGCAAAATGCGGATTGTGGGGTAATGCTTTAGATCTCCGATGGGGAGTTGATCGGTTTAAGAAAATTGGCGGTGATGTTTGCCTACTGGCTTAGTTATGGATAAACCATAGGGAGAGAAGATCACCAGTAAGCGAAGGGATAAATGAAGTCCAGTTGCACAAGTTCCATAAATCCCTATACTCCGTCAAATATTCATGAGGTATTCATATGCAAGTTAAACGATTAACAAGGAAGCAGATCAGAGAGCAGATCGCATCCACTCCAGTAGAAGACATTCTCCATGTGAAGGGAAGATCTCTCACCAGTAAGCAGAAGGCATATTGTGCGAAGGTAGCAGAGGGAAAACCATTCAATAAAGCATATAGAGAAGCGTATGACAGTAAAGCAAACCCAAAATCAATCGGAGTTGAGGTCAATAAGATGAATAAAGATCCTAGAATTGCCCTAGAGGTGGAAGCCCAAAAGAGGGCTATTGAGTTTCAGAAATCGTATACGGCTAAAGAATTGAAGGGCATCGTTATATCTCAGCTACATTCAGAAGCCCTAAATCCTGAGAGTAAAGCATCTGAGCGTATATCGGCTCTTAAGGCTCTTGGATCGGTGGCGGAGTTGTCCGTGTTTAAAACCATCTCCGAAGTGCGAACCATTAAAGATAGTGCAAGTGCTAAAGCTGATCTCATGGCAAAGCTAAAACAAGCTATTGGAGATCAGAAAAGGACAGTAGATAGCGAGATCAATTCATTACTAGAAGAAATTTCCGACTCTAAAAAAGAAATTGCACCACAGCCCCTGGAGGCAGGCCCACCCACTCCCATCCCCCCAAATTTGCCTGGCGTTGACCCGTCTATACTGCATACTATTCCACACAAACAATCGCTATCTCCAAACGGTTTGGGGATAGAATCCAATGAGGAGGGGTCAAATATAGAAACACCCCCCCTTAGTGTTTCTAAATAAAAGGGGTGGGGGGTATATGTTTAATAAAAAATGTCTTTTCGCTGTGGGTACCTATCGTTGGTACTATGGGTGGAATCTGTTCTGGTGGAAGATTGAAGGGGCGAATACCCTTAATGGGATAAACGTATATCACCCTAAAGACCCGAATAGTGCAGGATTCATCTTAAGGATACATAAGTATCAGTTTCGGCTGCGATGGTCTAAGAGGACTCATAAATGGTTTTGTGGGATAGAGAGATCGTACTATGCGTGATTTAAGTGATATTGAGAAAGACATACGGAAGGTGTCTGATCTCCTTAATAGGTTAGTGCTAGAGCGTAAACTGACTATCCAGCAAATAAACGGAATACGGGCTTCATCGGAGATTCTGACAGAGCAGGCGATTGCTAGGATGAAAGATGACAAACATTGGGAACATGGGCTATGACTCCTAAGCAGGCAATCGTATATAAGATCATAGATGAATGGTGGCGGATGTACGGGTTCGCTCCTTCCATAGATGATGTGATGAAGCATACTGGGGACAGGGGGCGGGCAAATATCCACCGCATCTACAAACTCCTATGTGAACATGGACATTGCAGAATGACTCCACGCAAGGCAAGATCCATACGCCCTGTCAGTCTGAGAATGAGGGACATCGATTAATGGATCTCGAAAAGATTATCGATTCCCTCGACCCGAGCGAACAAGCAGCCTTCTTGGAGGTGGCGGAGGAATACATCGCCTCGCTGGATCGGGAGGCCGCGCAGGAAGACTTTATTAAGTTTGCCCATGCCATGTGGCCCGGCTTCATTGATGGCAGGCATCATAATGTCATGGCGAAGAAGTTCCAAGAGATAGCCTCTGGCAAATGTAAACGGCTTATAGTGAATATGCCACCCCGCCACACGAAGTCAGAGTTTGCCTCCTTCTTGCTCCCAGCATGGTTCCTAGGGAAGTTTCCCAATAAAAAGATTATCCAAACCTCCAATACTGCGGAGTTGGCGGTAGGCTTTGGTCGTAAAGTCCGTAACTTAGTAGGAAGTGATCAATATGCGAAGATATTCCCCAATGTCAGCCTTAGATCTGACAGCAAGGCTGCTGGTCGTTGGTCCACTAGCGGTGATGGTGAGTATTTTGCTATTGGTGTTGGCGGTACTGTTACTGGTAAAGGTGCGGATTTGCTCATTATTGACGACCCGCACTCTGAACAAGAAGCTGCAATTGCAGCTACGAATCCCGAAGTTTACGACAAAGTGTTCGAATGGTACTCATCGGGACCACGCCAGCGTCTCCAGCCTGGAGGAGCGATTGTAATTATCATGACTCGGTGGTCAAAACGGGATTTAGTAGGGAAAATCCTTAAAAGTTCCATCGAAAGAGACGGAGAAGAGTGGGATGTCATTGAATTTCCAGCTATTTTGCCCTCTGGTAACTCATTATGGCCCGAATTCTGGCCGATTAAGGAGCTTTTAGCCCTTAAAAACGAACTTCCTGTCTCCAAATGGAACGCTCAGTATATGCAATCGCCTACCTCAGAAGAAGGAGCGATGGTAAAACGTGAGTGGTGGAAGATTTGGGAGAGCGAAACACCACCTAAATGTGACTTTGTGATCCAATCATGGGATACTGCGTTTACTAAAAGCGAACGCTCAGACTATTCTGCGTGTACGACTTGGGGAGTGTTTTATTTAAATGAAAATCCTGATGATCCCAACATTATTTTGTTAGACGCTCACAAAGAACGATTAGAGTTTCCAGAATTAAAAGCAAAAGCTCTTGAGATGTATACAGAATGGGAGCCAGATGCGTTTGTTGTGGAAGCAAAAGCCGCGGGTAGCCCGTTAATTTTTGAATTAAGGCGGATGGGAATTCCTGTGTCGGAGTTTACTCCAACGAGGGGTAATGATAAGATAGCACGTATGAATTCTGTGACGGATCTGTTTTCGTCTGGCAAAGTCTGGGCGCCTTCTCGTAGATGGGCTGATGAAGTCATGGAAGAGATGGCTGCTTTCCCAAATTCAGAACACGATGACTTGGTTGACTCAAGCACACAAGCTTTAATTAGATTTAGAAAAGGCGGTTTTATTCAACTACCAAGTGATGAAGCCGATGAACCTGTAACATTTAGACGCAAAGCAGCATACTACTAGGAAATATTATGTCCATTGAAAAATCACTTTACCAAGCTCCTGTAGGATTGGATTCTTTAGCAGAAAACGAAGAGCCAATCGAGATCGAGATTGAAGATCCAGAATCAGTCCATATCGGGATTGACGGCATGGAAATTGAAATTGAACCAGAAGAAGAGTCAGATGAAGATTTTGACTGTAACTTAGCCGAATACATTTCGGAAGGTGTTTTAGCTGAATTAGCTGGAGATTTAACTGGTGATTTTGAGGAAGATATTTCTTCCCGTAAAGATTGGATTCAAACCTATGTAGACGGACTAGAACTACTAGGTATGAAGATTGAAGAACGCTCTGAACCATGGGAAGGAGCCTGCGGTGTCTATCATCCGTTACTATCTGAAGCGCTTGTTAAGTTCCAAGCGGAGACGATCATGGAGACGTTCCCAGCTGCTGGCCCTGTTAAAACGCAGATCATTGGCAAGGAGACTCCAGAGAAGAAAGAAGCTGCGACCCGTGTACAAGATGACATGAACTACCAGTTAACTGACGTAATGACCGAATACCGCCCAGAGCATGAGCGTATGATTTGGGGATTAGGTCTGTCAGGAAACGCATTTAAAAAGGTATACTTTGACCCTGCGCTTAACCGCCAAGTATCAATGTTTATCCCTGCGGAAGACATCGTAGTTCCTTATGGAGCTTCTTCTTTAGAGTCATCAAACCGTGTTACCCATGTAATGCGTAAGACCGAAAATGAAGTTAAGCGTTTACAGTATGCTGGCTTTTACCGTGATATTGAATTAGAAGAACCAAGCGGTGCATTAGACGAAGTAGAGAAAAAGATTGCTGAAAAAATGGGCTTCCGTGCTAGTTCGGATGACCGCTACAAGCTTCTTGAAATGCACGTTGACCTTGATCTAGAAGGTTATGAAGATAAAGACGAAGACGGAAATCCAACAGGGATTGCACTTCCTTATGTAGTGACTCTTGAAAAAGGCACTTCAACTATTCTGTCTATTCGTAGAAATTGGAGACCAGAAGATGAAACGAAACAAAAACGTAATCATTTTGTACATTATGGGTATGTTCCGGGCTTTGGCTTTTACTGTTTTGGTCTCATTCATCTTGTGGGGGCTTTTGCTAAATCAGGAACATCTCTCATCAGGCAGCTCGTGGATGCAGGCACATTATCGAATTTGCCAGGAGGATTTAAGACTCGTGGTCTGCGAATTAAAGGGGATGACACTCCGATAGCACCAGGAGAATTTAGGGATGTTGATGTTCCATCTGGAGTCCTTAAAGACAACTTAATGCCACTCCCGTACAAGGAGCCTAGCCAAGTTCTCTATAGCTTGCTCGGAACCATCGTAGAAGAAGGTCGTAGATTTGCCTCAGCTGGAGATATGAAAATCTCCGATATGTCTGCCAACTCCCCAGTTGGAACCACTCTGGCTATCTTGGAAAGAACTCTCAAAGTAATGTCTGCGGTGCAATCCCGTATCCATTACTCAATGAAGCAGGAATTAAAGCTTCTGAAAGAGATTATCCGTGATTACACCCCTGATGAATACACTTATGAGCCAGTTGAAGGTAGCCCAAGAGCAAAGCAATCTGACTATGATTTAGTTACTGTAATCCCAGTATCTGATCCAAATGCCGCGACAATGGCGCAGAAGATTGTTCAGTATCAGGCAGTTTTACAGTTAGCTCAACAAGCTCCTCAGATTTACAATCTTCCACATCTGCACCGCCAAATGCTAGAAGTGTTGGGAATTACCAACGCTCAAAAGCTGGTTCCATTGGAAGATGATCAGAAGCCACAAGATCCAATCACCGAGAATATGAACGTCATTTCTGGAAAGCCTGTAAAAGCATTTGTCTATCAAGACCAAGATGCCCACATTACGGCTCACCAGAACTTCTTGCAAGATCCTTTGACCGCAGCCATTATTGGTCAGAATCCTTTAGCAAACCAAATGACCGCAGCAATGCAGGCTCATATTGCCCAGCATTATGGATTTAAGTACCGCATAATGATTGAGCAACAACTTGGCGCACCATTGCCTTCCATCAAAGAAGATGACGATGAGGCTATTCCAGAAGATTACGAAATTCAAATCTCTCGTCTGGTGGCTCAAGCTTCTACCCAGTTGCTTGCCCAGAATCAAGCTCAAGCCGCCCAGCAACAGGCTCAACAACAAGCTCAAGATCCTATCGTGCAAATGCAAATGCAAGAGCTTCAGATCAAGGCGCAAGAGCAACAGCGTAAAGCCGCCAAAGATCAGGTGGATGCCCAGCTTAAGGCAGAGCAGTTGGCTATCGACCGCCAGCGTGTTGAGGGAACCTTGGAGATTGAAGGAACCCGCCTTGGAGCTACGATTGCTAAAGATAGGGATGCCGCAGATCGCAAGACTGAATATGACGGCACAAAGCTTGGCGTAGATATGGCACACATGAAAGATCAGATTGACGTTCAAAAAGGCCAACTAGTTTCCCAACTAGTAGCCGTAGGAATGAACGCTAAAAATAACAAGAAAGGTAAGGAATGACCGAACTTGAATTATTAGTTAAGCAGCTTGACGACAAGATAGCCCAGCTTAAAGAAGCAGTAATCCTCGGAAACTACGAAAAATTCGAGGAATACAAAAAAACGTGCGGTGAGATTCGAGGTCTGCTGATCGCCCGTGGTTACGTATTAGACCTCAAAGACAGAATGGAGAACTCGGATGAGTAATCAAATCGACTTAGACAAAGCAGTAGATTTAACGCAACTGCTTGATAAGTCAAATGAAGAAAAAGCAACACAACTTCCAAAACCATCAGGGTATCGCATTTTATGCGCCATTCCCGAAATGGAAAAAGAATACGAAAGCGGGATTTTAAAGGCAGACGAAACTGTCCGAGTTGAAGAAACGCTAACTACCGTGTTGTTTGTAGTAGATCTAGGCCCAGACTGTTATTCAGATAAGTCTAGATTCCCGAATGGTCCATGGTGTAAAAAGGGTGATTTTATCCTTGTAAAACCATATGCTGGTAGCCGTTTAGTGATTCATGGGCGTGAATTCCGCATTATCAACGATGATACTGTTGAAGGCATAGTCGATGACCCAAGAGGCATTAAACGTAAGTAAACGAAAATAAGGAGTATACGAATGGAAAACTATAAGTTTCCCGATGAAGTTCAAGAAACCAAGGTACTCGAAAACACCGAAGATTCTGATAACTTTGAAATTGAAGTAGAAGACGACACTCCTCCCCAGGATAAAGGGCGTAAACCCTCTGAACCTGAGTTTGTGGAGGAAATGGAAAAAGACGAATTGGATGAGTATTCCGCAGAAGCCAAGAAAAAGATTGACGGCTTTAGGAAGATTTATCACGATGAACGTAGAGCCAAGGAAGCGGCTGACCGTGAACGTCAAGAAGCTATTGATATAGCCAAAAAACTGTATGAAGAAAACAAAACCTTAAAAGGGCGTGTCAATTCATCTGAAACAATGGCTGTAGATTCATTTAAGACTAATGCAGAGCAAGAATTAGTCATGGCTAAGAAGGAATATCGAGATGCTTATGAGTCTGGAGATGCCGATAAATTAGTCGAAGCTCAGGAAAAAATGACCTCCGCTAAGATTAAATTGGATAGAGCATTTGATGCTACCCAAAATTTAAATCAACGCAAGGCTTTACAAGAGCAAGAAAATGATGTACAAATACCACAACAGTCAGAAAAGCCTGTTGTCCGTGACCAAAAAGCCAGCGTATGGCAGGAACGAAATCCTTGGTTTGGTCAGGATGATGAAATGACTAGTTTAGCTTTAGGGTTACACGAAAAACTCGTAAAGCAAAACGGTATGGCTTATGCTACGACTGACGAGTATTACAAGCGAATAGACGAAACTATGCGCAAAAGATTCCCCGAAAATTTTGAGGAAGCAGCAGTTGACGAAGAAAAAAGTTCTCCTCGGACGAAACCGAGCACAGTCGTTGCCCCGGCAAGCCGTAGTACATCTTCGAAAAAGATAAAGCTTAATACTTCCCAGCTAGCAATAGCCAAAAAGTTAGGTTTGACACCAGAGCAGTACGCCCGTGAACTTTTAAAAATGGAGGCCTAAAATGGCTGAAAAAAGAATTACTCGTGAAGTAGAAACCCGTGCATCAACTGAGCGCCACCAGCAGTGGGCACCAGCTGAGTTACTTCCAGAGCCTGTAAAAATGCCTGGATATAAGTATCATTGGGTTCGTGTTTCAACATTAGGTGCAGCAGATCCACGCAATCTTTCAGCAAAACTGAGGGAAAAATGGGAGCCTGTACCAGTAGAGGAACAACCAGATATGCAACTGCTAGTTGATCCCAATAGTCGCTTTAAGGACAAT